CAGGTGAACGTCATCAACCAGTCTACCGGTGCCACCGTACAGAGTGCCGACGGCTATATGCAGGACGGTAGCGCAGTGGTGGATTTGCTGATCACCGACATGGAAAGAGGCGGCCCCGTATCCTCTCAGATGCAGCAGACATTTGGACTAAGCCGCAAAGCGCAAGGTGCTTACTAAACCCAACCCGCTTCGGCGGGTTTTTTTATGCCCGGAGGAAACGTGGCAACAGTTCAATACCCTCCGTTCCTGCCGCTTCCCCAGCGCGCCGATCAGAACATGACGCAGGATACAGCCTGGCAGACGACGCAGACGGCAGTCGGCCCATTGATAATCACGCCGATCACTACGGACCTTAAAGCGACATGGACGCTGCAGTGGATATTCACGCTTGCCCAGGCCGAGCGGTTTAAGTCATGGCTGCGCTCTCCGACATACTGCGACCGCGGGCGTAACTGGTTCCAGATGCCGATCGACCTGGGTGATACGCAGGGCGTGCAGCAGCAGACGCTGCATTTCGTCGATATGCCGGTGCAGACCAGCAAAAACGGCAACGTGGTCACCTGGACTGCAACGGTCATCAGCAACGGTATCGAGGACATTACCGAGGACTATGACGACTGGATTGTTGAGGCTCAGCCTGGCTATGGATACTGGCTGGATTACCTGATCACCGAAGTGATGCCGAGGGCTGACTGATGCCGACATTACGAGAATGGAAAGAGCGGCGGCCGGCAAGCGATATCAAACAAACGGTGGAGTTTTATCACCCTGCGTTTGGTTATTACCGGGTGGTCAATAACCTGTTTCGCCCGGCGACGTTTGGCGGAAACTCGTTCGAGCCTGCGCGGTTCAGCGTGACCGAGCCGGCGCAGGACGGAACGGCAGTGATATCCATGACGATAACCTTTGTCGCCGCGACGGAGCATGTTCGGCAGACACTGAAAAGCTGGCGCGGGGCGGCGCGCATGACGCCGATAAAGTGCCTGTATCAGCAGTGGAATGCGATCGGTGACACTACATCCCTGAAAGACTGGACGCTTTACGTGAACGACATTTCAGCCGATGCCAGCAACGTCACCGTGACCGCTGGCAAGACCAATCCGCTGACGCTGGCCAACTCCATCATTTACACCACGAAAGACTATCCAGGGCTAATAACCGTATGACACAGAGCGACTTTATCGGGCTTGTTAACGGCAAGCCATGGGCTAACCGCGCCTGTAGTTTTGAGCAGATGGACTGCTGGGGCCTGGTGGTTCTCTATTACCGGCATGTGCTCGGTCTGGAGCTGCATCACATCGCTGGCTACGAATCGGGCGCGGATTTCATCACCTGCTACGAACAGGAACACGCCCACTGGCGGCGTGTGCCGGTGGCGGCAACCGGCTGCATCGCCGTTTTTTACCGCGGCGAAGTGCCGGCGCATATCGGTGTGATGATCAGCCCGGTTAAGTGCCTGCATGCCCGCGGCGAATTCGGTTTCGTGCGCTGCGACAGTCCGCTGGCATTACTGAAGGTTTACAGCAAAGTGGAGTACATGGTGCATGGTGCGATATGAGTTACAGAGGCTGCCTGGCGCGCCGCTGCAGCGAGGAACGGTAGATGCCGGCACCACACTGGTGAGCCTGCTGGATTCCCTGCAGCTGCACCGCGATGTTATCGTGAAACTGAATGGCCGAGCGCTGCCTGACGATTACGATATCAGCCGGCCAGTGCGATCTGGTGACGTCGTGGCTGTCTTCGACCAGCCAGAGGGCGGGGTGGGAAAGCTCATCACCACGATATTGCGTCCGGTCACGAAAATCCTCTCCGGCGCGCTGAAGGTGTTCGGCCTGTCAAATAAGCCCAGCGCGTCGGTATCGGTGGCGACAGGCGAATCCCCCAATAATGATCTGACCGGCCAGACGAACCGCGCGCGGCTGTACAAGGGGCGCCCAAACATTTATGGCCAGTGCCGCGTGTTTCCCGATTTGATTCAGGAAGCGCTGTTTGAGTTCGTCGACAATAACAAACAATTGACGGAATGGTTCGAGGTCGGTTACGGCCGGTACACGATATCGTCGATCCGATACTCGGAATCGAACCTCGGCAGCCTGGCGGGCGCGAGTTCTGCGATTTATAACCCTGGTGACGTGATCGGCACGATTGAAGTCGGGTATCAGTTCGACGACGTCGATAACGAAACTGTCCCCGGCCTGAACGAAAGTCAGGACTTTCCGGCTCAGACCGCTACCACGACGGCGCCGACATCGGTGGCGATCGAGAGTAATCAGCTCAAAGCCATTGTGCTGTCGAACGATGACAACTTTGCATACTTCGCCGCACTGGCGGTGCCACACCCCGTGTCATTCGTCATTAATGCTACCTGGAACGACGGCGGCACAAGCGTCACGCGGAATGTCACCGGCGCCGGGAATATCATCTCCTCTGAGAGCTTTATTGGCGACGACACGCTGTCGTACACGACGTTCTATATTGGCGAGTTATCCGGAGAGATTACGTCTCTTCCGGGCAATGCGGTCATCAACCCGACGCTTTTCACCCTTAACGATCAGACACCACTTGTTATCGGACCGTCAGTGTCGCCGATCGTCTCCACTCAGGTCTGGGTGCATGTGCTGGTTCAGCTCGGTGCGACGGCCGGCACAACGCAATACCGGATCAAGTTCTGGCAGGTCGATGACGACAACAATCAGGTACCGGGTACGTCAGAGCAGCACGATTATTTCTTCGATAACGACTTCCAGGTGACGACCCGGTATTTCCGCACAACGCACAAGTTTGTCCCGGCTGCCGGGGCGGGGCGCTATGCGGTGACCATCGAGCGCCTCGACAACAGCAATGACGCCAACGTCGTGACTTTGATGGCGATCCACGCGGTGAATGTGCGCGAAAACGTCGTGTATCCGGAAGACACGATTGCCCGCATCACGATTAAAGGGTCGAATGACAGCAACAGCAACCGTGAGCAGAAGTACAACATGCTGGCGCAGCGGCATACCATCAGCTACGACCGGACGACTGGCGCGGTCGATTACACGCTGCGGCCGAGTCGTTCTTTTGCCGACGCCATCCTTCACGAATGGGTGGCTGTGGGTAAGCAGGACGTGGCCAGTATCGACGTCGCCGCTCTTTATGCCATTGCCGATTCGCTGCCGGATGCTCAGCTTGGGTATTTCGATTACACCTTCTCGGATGAGAAGCAGTCTCTGGGTGAGAAAATAGCGACGATCGCCAATGTGGCCCGCGTTGACGGCAATAACATCGGCGATGTGCTGACGTTCTGGCGTGATGAGAAAGTGACAAATCCCGATGCGGTTTTTGCTCGATCCAATATGTTCTGGGACGAGTACAAAGTGGCATGGCAAATGTCTCTACCTGGTGGTTACGACGGCGTGGCGCTGGACTACGTCGACCCCCTGACGAACAAGAAGGCGTACATCTATCTGCAGATCGATAGCAGCGGCATCACTGAGGTTGAGGATGCCACTGTTAACGCGATGCAGATCAGCCTGGACGGCTGCCGAAACGCAACTCAGGCAAACGACCGGGCCTGGCTTGAGGCGAGGAAAATCCTTTACTCACGCCTGACCATGACAGTGAAAGTGCTGGAGTCGACGCAGGTGGTGCGAGGTACGGTGGTTCAGTGTCCGGACATGTACGACAACGCGCAGCAGACCGGATACATCACCGGGCGCTCCGGGGATGTGTTCTCGACGTCAGAGCGTATCGACTTTTCTCTCGGCGATATGTGGGTGGTAATGACCGACAGCCTCGGCAATTACCGCGGGCGCTGGCGAGCCTATCCGGTAAACGGCAAGCCCAAAGCATTCCAGGCTGCAGCCGATACCTTCGATCTGAATATTTATGACCGCAGCACGGTGCAAAACCCCAGCCGGTATTTCATCGCTACCGACTCGGAACTTAACTCCACTATCTGGCGCGTCGATAGCGCCAAACCTAACGGTGACGATACTCAAACCCTCTCACTCACTGAGTATTCAGACTCGATTTATCCGTAACACACAGCAGTAATTACCAACCTTCGCGCACACCTTCGGATATTCTTCTGAGGGTTTTGCGCGCCATGTATAGGGCGACACGCACAATGGCACAATTACCAACGCCGACGCAAAAGACGGTACCGAGTGATGATATTCGTGACCACGTTTATGCAGGTGGAATGCTGGATAAAGTAGTAACCAGCACTGATTTGAAATACACAGATCGCCTTGGAAGAGAACACTTTACTGTCGACGGCATGAAGGCCGAAGGGGATAAAGTAGTAGAGGCAACCCGCCAGAACCTTATCCCCCTGAGTCGTCAATACATGACGCTGGCGGAGGCGCAGGCTGATATCGCGAATATCCCTGCTGGCTCGACCACTTATGTACGCAGTTCCGATGACGCGTATCTGGCTATCGAGTATATGAACGTCAGCGGAACGCTGCAGCCTACCGGACGCCGCATGTTATCTGCTGAACCATTCCAGGGGTTAGTTGATGCTGTTCTCTTTGCCGACCCTGCAGAGTTTTCACGCTCCGGGTATGCGTCTGCGGTAGTAGCCGAGGATATGTTCATTATTACCGCTGTCCGGTCTGATGGTTCATTTTTTATTCCTGACCTGGATATCCCCGGCATTGACCTTGACACCCTGTCTCGTATCACTGCTGAGATCACATTTATTGACCCTATTGAGTTTTTGCGATCGGGATACAGGTCAGCTGTGCTGTCAGCTGACCGCTTTATTCTGTCTGCGGTGGCGCTGGATTCCGATGTTTATATACCCGTCATTTCTGACTCGGTCGGGGTTATTGAATCGCGCGAGTTCGCCCGCAGTGGTTTTATCAACGCAGTTATTT